AAGATCAGTCCAGTAGGACCATTCATTGGCTGAACACCTGCCAGGTCATATGCAACCAGGTTAGGCATTGAGCGTCTGATCAGTGAGATCAGAACGGGGTCGAAACCAGCAACAGGGCCAGCAGCGTCAGCACCGCCACCGAAACCACCTGAAGCACCAGCAGCATTACCGCTGTTGGTTGGGGTTTCCATCAGGTTGATACCTGAGTTAAATGCGTGCTCTTCCTTAAGGAATCTTTCTTGGTTTTCCAGCAGGACAGCGGTTACTGCTCTTCTGTGGGAATCTCTGATTGGATCAAGACCCTCATAGTCGAGAAGTGGACTCCACTTTTCCTGCAGATGCTCTGATTGGAACATTTGCTTTTACCTCTATAAAAAAGTTAGTTGTTTGTTTGAATTAATGTTAAATTCAGTTCTGTCTAAATGCACCCAGGCTTCTGAGATATGCATCCATACCACCTGCTTGTGGAGCAGGGGTGCTGTCTACACCCTCTGACAGAGTTTGGGGTGCCTCAGACTTAGTTGCGGGAGTTCTGGAGAAGTATGACTCCTTCAGAGTTTCCAGCTTTTCACGATATTCTTCTTCACTTTCAAACTCAACACTTTCGGCAAGTGAAGCGAGCTTCTCTTTCTGAGAAAGTGCAAGACCCTCTGAAACGGAATCAAGGATTCCATCAGCAACTGACTCTGCCAGGCGCTGGTTGAGGGAGATGTTCTTCTCAATCTGCTCGTTGAGTTTTGTCTCCATATCATCAAGTTTTTCTACCATGCTCTCAAGCACATCATATTTATCTTCAGGGATTGTTACATAATGTTCTTCAAAAAGACCCTTCATTCCAGCAAGGAATGATTCAGTCATTTCAGTCTTAAGTCCATGCTCAACTGCAAGAGCATTTTCTACCATCCACTCTTCAGCAACATACTCAAGGTAGGTATCAACTCTGTCAGTGAGTTCTTCCTTAAGACCTTCTTTTGCTTCATCCAGTTTTTCAGCATACTGGACTTCCAGTGCTTCTTGGATTTCTTGTACTTTAGAATTCAGAGCAGCTTCAAAGACCATCTTTGCTTTTGCTCTGAACTCCTCAGAGAGTTCTTCACCACCAAGGAGAGCATTGACATCTTCTTCAATGTCATATGCTTCTTCTTCTACAGTTTCTGCTTCTGCAACGACTTCCTCTTCAGAGATCTCTTCCTCTTCAGTTTCAATCTCTTCCTTAGCCATCTTTTTCATTGGCTCAGCAGCCTTTGCACCCTTATTGACTACATCACTGACAGTTCTGATCTTAGGCTCTCTGAGCTTTGCAGAATCATCATCAGGTCTGTAGTTTTCTGGAGTAGGTCCACCCAGATCCTCATAGGATCCAGATTGACCAGGGGTGATGTTAGCGACACTACCTTGTGCCTCAGCAGGCTTGGCGTTCGCATTCACAGCAGTCTTAGATTGCTCCATTTCTTGTAAATCTCCACGAGACATTTGAACTCTCCGATTAACCTATTTTAATCTATATTTATTTATAAATTAGAAACCTTTACAGGTTATTGAGAAAATCATTGAATAATTCAATTTTCTTCTCATCTAATTGTCTTTGTGTAACTAAAGTGTTAATTTGTTTGTATGTCTTTTGAGCATACTTCTCACGAAGGATGCCTCCATCCCATACCCACTCCTTACCTTCCATGATGCCTTCAACAAAAGCATCAGGAGCAGAAGGATCAGCAACAATATCAGCAGCAGTTGCTAACATGAAATCATCGCCTACTATATTTACACCTTCTCTGGTAGGTCTCAGTGAACCAATACCTCTTGAAGATACTCCGAGTCTTACACCTTCACCAATAAGTGATTCTGCAATCTTACCCATTGGGGTGCTGAGAATCTTTGCCTTACCAATAAAGTTTGAACCGTTTTCCTTGAGGGAAACAATCTTGTGTGAAACTCTGTCAAGGTTGACAGTTGGACCATCAGGGTGACCCAACTCACCAAGAGCTCTTCCTGCCATAACATGGTTTTCATTGTATCTGGCAACTTCTCTTCTGAGAGTTTCCATTGGATACATTCTGCCATTTCTGTTCTTGAGATCACCTTGCAGGAAGATGCCCTCAATGAACATAGATTTTTTACCGTTCTTTTCTTCAACGATAAAATCAACTGATTCGATTTCTTCTCTGATTAATTTCATTGGTGATCCTATGAATCTTGGACTTGTTGAATGAATACTGTGCCAGTTCCAGCATTAGTTTTTACTGCAACCTTGATGGACTTTCTCAACTCTGCATAAGGAGCAGTAAAAGCAGCTGGATTTCCAGTGCTTGAATCATGATCAATGACAACTCTTGTGTTATAGTATCCACCTACATTTGATGAGGTGTTTACATTAGTCAGAATTTTGTGTGTAAAATCATAATCTGACTGACCATTCACAGTCAAAGTAACTGCATCACCAATGGCAAATGGGCAACCAGTTCCTTCTGGGAAATCCAGAATGGTAGTAACACCAGTAGTAATGCCAACTACTCTTTGGGAAGTGATTGGTCCAATGGTGATGGTTTCTGGTTCTGTTGATGAAACATAGTAGTTATCAACAGTTGCTGTTGGATTTGTACCAATAGCAACATGAACACCAGCACCTTCAGCAACTACTCTAATTGCATCAGATTGCTGAGAAATAGCACCTGATTGAGCAGAAGATGTACTACTTGCAAATGTTGTATTAATACCAACTGGTTTTAGCGCTGCCATTATTTTAGATTACAATAGTCCTATAGTAGTTATTTATTATTTACTCTTCCTCAGTTGTATCCAGATCTACATCAGATTCAAATTGTGTTTCTGGCTCTGCATCAAAATCTACATCATCTCCAAACAAAGATGCTGCAACAGTTGGTCTGTATGCATCAACATTAGCAGCACTCTTTTGGAAGAGAATATCTTTGATTTGATCGCTGATCTGTGAAGAAGATCCGTCCTTAATCAAAAGGTCCATCAGGTCATCCATGTTATCAAAATCCTATGACTTGAACTTATTTATATTTCCCCACCAGCAGGGGTTTCAGGTGGCTCTGGATCTTTTGGTGATTCAGGTGCTGCCATTGCATTAGCACCTCCAGGTTGTGGAGCACCAGGTTCCATCATCACTGCATTTGGATCAGGAATGATGCCCTTTGCAATTTCTTCTTCAATCAACTTATCCTGCTCAATGATTTCCTCATCAGTTTGACGCAAGATCTTTCTTCTTACATAATCTGCAGAGTAGTATCTTCCAACATATGGGTCTACAAGTTGAGCAATATTGACTCTTTCTTGCATCAATTCTGCTTCTTTGAGTTCTGCAAAATGATTATCATACAGGAAGTCATACTGAATATGATCAGACATTACTTCCCAATCTTCTGGAGTAACAATATTCTTCAGAAGAAGTTGAGTTCTAAGCATATCATCAAACATTGAAGAGAATCTCTTCCTCATTCTTCCAACAAACTTAGAGAATTTGACTTCATCTCTCAGAATCTCAGAAGAACGACCCAATGAGAAACCACCATCACCCTGAATTCTTGTTTCAGGAACATTCAGAGATCTATAAAGTTTCTTCTGGAAGTAGTTGATATCAGTAATTTCACCAAGGTTTTGACCACCAGGAAGTGTGGTGATTTCAGTTCCTCTACCACCTTCTCTTCTTGGTAACCAGAAGTCCTCCATCATGGACATGAACTTCTTATCATCACGCATTTCACCAGTGTTTGCATCATAGACAAGTTTGTTTCTATAACGCATCATGACATCACGCAGATATTGTTCTGCCTTCATCTTGGGCAGATTACCAACATCAATGTAGAAAATTCTTCTTTCTGGTGCTCTTGAAAGTCTGTAGATAACAAGAGAATCCTCAATCATCATCAATTGATTGAGTGGTTTGATTGCTTTGTGCAACCATGACAGAGTTGATCCTTTATTTCTATCTACCAGACCAGAGGTGCAATATGTGATAGAATCACGAGTCATTTTGACTCCCTTTTCTTTTGATCCATATCCATAACCACCACCTTTTCCAGAATCTGGATTGTAGATGAAGTACTCTTCAATTTCTGGGAAGTTATATCCACCACCTTCAGAATCTTGTGCTTGTCTTG